CCTGCCGTTGATGGATCATTGTTGACCAATTTACCTGGTGGGGGGGGCGGGTCTGTTCCAAGTGTGACAACGGATTCAACGGGTTCTGATAGTACAATTTCAACTTCAACGGGTATTGAAGAAGTTCACTTGATTAGTAACGGTTCAACAGCTGTAACGATCACGATCCCAACAGCTTCAACGGTCGGAAGTGGTTATAAGTACAATATTAAAAGATTGGGTACAGCTAACGTGACAATTCAATCTGCTTCTATTTCTTCGGGCAATAATCAGATTGATGGATCAAACACATATGTTTTAGAAACAACAAATGAATCAGTTACACTTGTGTCAAACGGCACCACATTCTTTATCGTATAGGGTCTGATTATGAGTTTTAAAAATGAAAAAGCAGGTGATCCGTACGCTGTACATTTTAAACTTGCAAGTGACACAACCTTAAGCGGGGGATCTACTGTACCATACGCTTTAGTAAGTGGAACAACGGGTCACGGACTCACTGTTTCAAGTGGTGTGATAAGCTTGCCAGCAGGTCAATGGGTTGCAAACTTTACGCTTGAATGCACGGGCAGCACACTATGTACTGGTGATATATATGTTGATAATGTACAACAAACCGATTTCCCTCAGATTGTCGGATATGCAACCGCAGGGCGAACGAATATGGATTCTACAAGTATACCGATCAAAGGCCCTTGTGATCTAAAGCTTGTAGCAAGTGCTGCAACTTATTCAGAGATGAGTGACCTTTTAATTTTTGGAGTTAAATAAATGTCTTATACACCGAACGCAGGCCCTTTGTTTGTTGGTCTAGTGACATCTACACAGGCAGGTGCTGCAACTGAAACAACAATTAATTTTAATGAGTTTAGAACAAGTAAGGGATTATATGGTTCAACGTCCTTGAACTTAACAGGATTGGCATTTACAGATCTGACAAGTACAACGGGAACAGGGGGACTTGTAGGATACGGTGAACATTCACCCAAATCGGGCGGGGGCTTTGGTGCGGACGTGACAAGAACGGCGGGCACTCTCGGTTGCGCAGGTGCTATAGGCTGTGCAAGTTTATCAAGTGATGATGTTATAATTAGATATAAAGCTTATGACGCTAATGATGTAATTACATCATCTCATATTTTTATTATATAAAAGGGTTTAGATATGACATACTTTGATAAAATGGTTCTTCCCTCTCTTGATCGGTCACAGGGTTCTTTATCAAATCCTGCCTCAATTGCACTCAATCAAAGAACACCATGTTCAAGTATCACACATAACAACTTGACAGTGAATGCGAGCGGTCAACTAGTGCTTGATGCAAATCACACATTTATTTTGTCAGGTAGTCCATATCAAGAGGGTACATCTGGTGTGACTGCTGTTGTGGATTTCGTGTGGTATGATGTGACTAACTCGGTTGAACTTGGAAGAGCTGTTGAAATAACAACAAACAACGGAGCCAACACTTTCGGAATGCGCGGGTGTTTGGCTCGGTGTGTCATTGAAACAACTGCTCAAACAACAGTTGAGTTTAGAATAAAATCTTTGTCAGGAAATCCTGCCTATATTAATCAAAATATAAGTTACGATTATGTCGGTAATGGTTGGTTTTCTGTCTTATCATTTTAGAAAGAAGAATATGTTTAATTTAAAACTAGACTTAGAACATGCAGATAAGGTCTTGCAGTCACCATTGGCCATTGCAGCATTCTGCATTGGTCTGTGTTGTGTAAGTGTCTTGATAGGCATGTCACATGGATCCACATCCAAACAAGATGTGTGTGGTGAAGAACTTGAACTGATCAAAGAACAGACACACCAGATCAATTCACTTGAAGCCAAACATGCCAAGTGCGTTGCAGATGGTGAAACGTCTTGCATTGACAGAGAACAGCGTATCTGTAGAGAAGAGAAAGAATCAATTAAGGTCAACTGCAATACTTTAATTGATCGGATTGTGAAGGGTCAAAAGAAATGATTTTAAATCTCATCTTGCCTGCAATCCTTCAACTTGGATTTGCCACAATCACATTGGATGATGGCCATGAAATACGCTCTAAGTTTGTACAACTTGGAACCGTGGCACCATCCAATGGTTTCATTGTTTCAGTTGGTGACATGGCTGATATACAAAGTGCGCTTCATGGAAACAGTTGCTTGATTCGAGTAAGTGAAATCAAGAGCCGCTTTGAACTTGAAGTGAAAGAACGTGTACACCGTTGTGAAGCTCGCATTGGTATATTTCAAAAGTCCCTTGACGAATCAGAACAATTGAATAAACATCTTAAACAGGAACTTGAACAAGAGAAAGACTATTCAAATAAGCTTCTCATGGTTTCAGGTGCAGTGGTTGGTGCTTTGACTGCATCAACTTTGTATTTCAGTTTAAGATAGGGAATCAATGCAAAATGAACTTATGGGTGAAGTTGTCTTTGCTTCACAATATGCAAAAGAAAAAGACGGTGGACGTGAATCATGGTCTGATGCTGTTGACCGAGTGGTTGACATGCACGTTGAAAAGTATCCACAACTTGAAGATGAAATTAAAAGTGCTTTTGATTTGGTAAAGGCCAAACGTGTTGTGCCTTCACAACGTTCCATGCAGTTTGGTGGTAAGGCCATCAAGCAAAGAAACATGAGAATATACAATTGCACATATTCACCAGCTGACAGACCACGGTTCTTCAGTGAAATGTTTTGGCTTCTGTTGTGTGGATGTGGAACAGGCTTTAGTGTTAAGCAAAGACACATCAAAGAACTTCCTCGAATCATATCAGTTGAACAGCATCAAACACGCAAAGACAGATTGCATGTGGTGCAAGATTCAATTGAAGGTTGGTGTGATGCGTTGCAAACAATGTTGGATTCATACTTCCACACAGACTATTTTGACCATCCAATTGACCATGAAATTCTTTTTGATTACTACCTAGTCAGACCCAAGGGTTCACCTATTTCATCAGGTGGAATTGCACCAGGTCATAAACCACTTGAGATCTGCTTAAATGAAATCAGACACATCTTGGTTTCACGTCTTGGTAAACGCTTAAGATCTGTGGATGTCTTTGACATGTGCATGTCTTTGTCTGCTGCTGTCTTGTCAGGTGGTGTCAGACGTTCTGCATCCATCTGTTTGTTTGATGATGATGATGAATTGATGCTCAAGGCTAAAGTAGGTGATTGGTATGTCACCAAACCTAACCGAGCTTTTGCAAATATCAGTTCAACCATTGTCACTGATGGTACAGAAAAGAAAGTCAATGTGAAACGTGCCGTTGATCTCAATAGCAACTTTGGTGAACCTGGTGTGTTCTTTTCCAATGCACCTGACTTTGGAACAAATCCATGTTGTGAAATTGGCTTGTGGCCTTATTGGGTTCAATCTCCATCTGGTGACACATTAAAGAACATTCCTTTGTCTGTCAGTAGAGATAAAGAACGGCTCGAACAGACGGGGTGGAGTTTTAGAAGTGGATGGAGTGTATGCAATCTAACCGAGATTAACATGCAAAAAAACAAGACCTTTGAAGAGTTCATTGAAGCGTGCAAAGTTGCATCATTCATTGGTACACTTCAAGCGGGTTACACAAACACAGGATACCTTGGACATACTTCAAAGAAGATCATTGAACAAGAAGCCTTGATTGGTGTCAGCTTGACAGGCATGTATTCCAATTTCAGTGTGTCCTTCTCACCCAAGATCCTTGAAGCTGGTGCCGCGGCTGTGGTTGAACAGAACATCAAGACAGCTGAATTGATTGGAATCAATTATGCATCACGCACAACTTGTATCAAGCCAAGTGGAAACACATCAACTTTACTTGGTACAAGTGCAGGCATCCACCCGTTTCATTCAAAGCGTTGGATCAGAACTATCAGACTTAGTAAGATCAATCCTGTATGGAAAGAGATCAAAGAGAAACTTCCACATGTGGTCATTGACCAAGATGGTGACACAGGCATCATCCAATTTGCTTGTGAAGTTCCTGACACTAATGCATGGATCAGACAAGAAGTGAATGCACAATACCACCTCGAACAGGTGGACCTTGTTCAGAAACATTGGGTCTTGCCTGGTAGCATAAACACACGTGTTGAAGGATTAACACACAACGTTTCAAACACATGCAGTATCAAACACCATGAATGGAGATTTGTTGCAGATTGGTTGTGGAAGATCAGACACACTGTGAAAGGCGTGGCCATGTTACCCGATTCAGGTGACTATATTTATGAGAATGCACCTTACCAAACTGTGTTGGATGGTTCATTAGGTGCGGCCAAGTGGAAGATGTTGAATGAAACTGATTGGTCTGTGATTGACTTCACATCAATTGCAGGTGGAAATGATGCACACTTGACTGGTGCATGTGATGGATTGAAGTGTGAATTGCCATCAATCAAGTGAAGGCAAGGTCATCATAATATCATCATACATGGATTGATTGAACAGGTTGTCAGCTTGCGTCATTGTGTAAAGTATATCTTCTTGTGTACCTTCACTGATCAAGTCCTTAGACAAAAGCTTTTGAGTGTGGTGTGCAAGTTCACTGAACCAAGGAGAGTTTGACCAGGTGATCACATTGACGCAATATCCTTCAAGATCACCATCACGTTTCTTGTCATAACAAGTTCCATAGAACGCATCAAACATGGCGGCCAATGAATCAGTGTCAACATCCTTCAAGCCTTCTTTTGTGAAGCCTGATAGACGTCCTTCTTTTAAGATCAGACGCAAGGGTGAAAACATGATTGGGTAAAAGAAACGTCTAAAGTGAAACTCATCCATCTTCATTGGTGAGAGTCCATCTGCATAATGTTCGAGGGCTTGGACGGCATCATCAATGTCAATGTCTTCTGATGCGAGTTCTTCAAGTACCGTGGTGATGTTTGTGAAATCACGTAAATGAAACTTAGTTGTGATTGGTGCGGGTTGTGGTGCGGGTTGTGGTGAGGGTTGTGGTGCTGGTGGTTGACTTACATTAGACTTTTTTTTTAAGTCATAAGGAATGCGTTCACCATTGGATGCATATGCAATACGCTCCACTTCATCAGCATCATTCAACATCTGTTCAGCAAGTTCATCAGGACTGTTGGCAGTTCCAACCACATCAGGAAAGGCAATGCGACACAATGCAGTTGCGGCACGTTTACCACACATGATCAATGGCATTTCTTTCCATGTACGATTTTTGTGATTGTTTCGCAACATTGCATCTTGAAGGGTGAAGGTCCAAGTGTGGACTGGTGCATCAAATCCATATTGCTTGGAAATCATTAGTTCATCAGTACGCATGGCCACATATCGCACACCAACAGTGTTTGGATTCACGTTGCCTTGGTCATCATATTGTGGTGTCAATGTTTCAGCTTTCATCATTGCACAAACCTTTTGACCAGTTGCAGGGTCAATCCATTTACGCACAATTCCAACCATAGCATCAGCATTGAGTGCAGGCTTTCCATGAATGCAATATGTTTGAGACATGCAAGCCAATGGATTGTGGTTGAAGAGGTGGCCAAAGGTTAAGAAACATTTTACGTTGTCATCATATTCACGTTGATTGGTTGATGCGTTCTTGATGATTTGATCTTGTTGTTCTGTCAGCATAGTGTTCTCCTTTATATGCAGGTATTAATTAGTTGTTTGAGAGTTCAAAAGAAACGTCTTTAAGGATGTCAGCACTCGGTGCCTTGACCACAGCAGCTGTACCACGGCGTTCTTGGCAATTGTCTTGAAACTTGATCATCAGGCATAGAGCAAAGATTGTGAGAAGCAAGAAGGCAAAGAGTTCAATTTGTTGTTGTTGTTTAAGGCGTTGATTGTAATTCATTTGTGTTCTCCTTAGAATCCAAAGTCAGTCAAGTGGTAGTTGTTCGAGGTAAGCTTGTTGAGTGATTCACACAGTCTGTTTGCAACCTTATATGACATTGGACGCTGTCCATTTAATACATATATAAGATGTTCATAACTGCAATTCATGTCTGATGCCAATGTCTTCAATGTCATTGACTGGCTTTTCAGATCAGAAATGATTTGATCTTTCATGTGTTCTCCTTTCTTTAATGATTTGATAAAAACACTAATTAACTTTTTTGTCAACTGTTAATTAACTTTTTTGTTAATTTATATTGAATTTAGTTTTAGATCAATATATAAAAGACATATCAAGAAAAGGAGAACACATGAAAGAATATGAAGTAAGATTAAAGATCATGGCATCAGATCTGACATCAACTGAAAAGATGGTCATGTTGGCTATTCTGCTGAAGGTTGATTGGAAGTCTTTCACTGGTCAGGTGGCCATCAGTCAACTTGTTAATCTGACCAACATCAAAAAGAGAACAGTACAAAGAGCAATCAAGAAACTGATTGAAATTAAATGGATCACTCGAACATCCAAACACATTGATAAAGAAGTCTCTACAATTGCACAAACAACTGTCTTGGTTTCTAACATCAAGGGGATGTCACCAATGACACCAGATGACATACATGACACTAGTGATGTGTCACCAATGACACTAGGGGATGACACTGATGACACTACTAATAGTGACACTGATGACATCCATACAATTAGTAACAATATTAATTCAATTACAAACAATATAGAAGAACAAGAACCACATGGTA